TCTGTGACTAAGTTTTCATCAGTAAGAACCGAATCAGTATACAAAAGTTCTCTATTATCTTTCAGCACCAAAACAGAATTTATTTTTATTTTTCCTGTATTTAATGTTGAACCTGTTAATTCAACATATTCTTCTTTACCAAATTCAGATCCCAAAAATCCAGCATTCAAAAAGGATTTTGATGGATTGTTTGTAATATTATTCAAAATATAATTTGCTGCTGTAGAACCACCGGTGTATCCGGTTGTGTATTGTGGTGGATCTATAAAGTTATTTTGATTATAAAATTTATAGTTTGTTGTATAAGTAAACCCGGAAACTATTCCACCAATTATAAGTTTATTTGAATTTGTTAAGCTTTGTAAAGAAAAAACACCAGAAACGTCTACGCTATAGTCTTGCTCAGAATCATAATAATTTCCATCGACAAGAGCAAAAGTTGTTCCAGCTGGTGTTGATTCAAACATCTTTATAAGATGAGTCAAATCGCTAGTCGAATATGTTGATGAATAATCAATGAAACAACTCGAACCTATTATTGAAATATTTGGTTTTGAATTTATATATCCTTGGCCAAATACAGGATCATAGGTAGCTCCTTCAAGAACTAACCCATAATTCTGTAGTGTCCTAGTTGCGTTAAGAACATATAAAAGTGGCATATTATGAAGCCATATATGATATGGTTTGTGTACCTGTATTTGCTATTGCGTAAACTTTATTTGTATTTTGAATATTCAAGAACACGTTTTCACCTGGGTCTAAAGCGTATCCGAAAGATGAACCAATTAGAGCAGATGTGTTTCCAAGATAGATAAAGTCTGTGTTTGTTGAAAGTGCTCTGATGTTTATTCCAGCAAAGCAAGTATGTCCCGCAGGATCCATTTGCCCAGCAGAAGCACTAGTAGCCGAAAGTTTTCCACTCTTAAAGTTTGTTGCTCTACCAACTCCAAGAGCTGTTAAATCTGTTCTCAAACCAACAACTTGCCCATAGATGTTAGTCATACCGGACAAAATAGCAGCATCGTTAATGTTTGCTGTGTTTCCAACAGTTACGTTAATTGCTGTTGCTCCAGAAATTCCAGCAACCAGTACGGTTGAAGGAATTGTGGCCTCGAATGTTGCTCCTGTAATATTGACTTTAATAGCATCGCCAACAGTTCCAATGTTCCATCCAGTAGCCCCTACAAGCTTTACAGGAAGGAATGTCGCACCACTTGGCCCATATACGGAAATTGAATCTGCTGTAGTGTATAGACGACCACCAGTAACTTCAACCTGACTTCCTGTAAAAGTTTTTACATAAACTGGAGATCCCGTTATGCCTGTAGCAATGACCGTTCCGCTTACTGGTTGTGGGAAGCCCCCTGCTGTTCCTTGAACCGTAACCAGAGTGGACACAACGGCAGTCAACCCGCTTGAAAAGCTTACAGGGAGTGGAGAGGAGCTTGAAACAATGTTTGCTGTTCCACAAATTCCATATGCTAGTTTAAAAAGTTGAAAGTGAGCGGTTGTACCAGCAAATCGCACTACGTCGGTTGCAACTGCAGCTGTTAAACCGGATGTTTCAATTACAATGTTTTCATCATTATCTGAGGCCATTTAGGTTTCCTATAAATAGTTCTAGAATATTTAGAACGTTTAAATATTGATTTATTTTTATAATGGAGTATAGTTACAATGTATATGGATGATACTGCTAAAGAAAAATTTTCAGGCAAAGTTCTCGAAAGAGTTAAAAAAACAAAATTATCCTTTATGGATTGCATTTTAGAATTAAGTGAAGAAATGAATATAGATGCATCCACTGCTGGTAAACTTTTAACTAAACCGCTAATTGAAAAAATTGAACAAGAAGCAGAAAAATTGCATTTTCTAAAAAAGAAAAAAAGCACAAAACTGCCCCTTGACTAATACTCTAACTATACTATACTAACCAAAGAAAGGCCGAGGTAGACCCTCGGGTTCATTATTATGGCAAATTTTTCAGATTTCAAAAAGAAGAGTAAAAACTCAGTCGCATCTCTAACCGAACGCCTTGATAAAATGACCTCTAAGGAAGGTTACAAGGATGAACGTATTTGGAAGCCCGGTATCGACAAGGCTGGCAACGGATATGCTGTAATCCGTTTCCTCCCCGAGATTAGCGGTGAAGACAGCCCATTCGTAGCTGTTTATAGCCACACCTTTAAAGGCAAGGGTGGTTGGTTCTATGAAAACTGTCCAACCACCATTGGAGAAAAGTGCCCCGTTTGTGCAGCCAATACAGAACTTTGGAACAGCGGTATTGAAGACGACAAAAACATTGCTCGTCAACGTAAGCGTAAATTGACTTATATTTCAAATATTTTGGTCATAGAAGATCCCGCTAATCCGGAGAATAAGGGAAAGGTTTTCCTCTATCAGTATGGTACCAAGATTTTCCAGAAGATTCAAAGCCTCGCTCACCCAGAATTCCAAGACGAGGTTGCAGTGGATCCGTTTAACTTCTGGACTGGTGCAGATTTTAAGATCAAGATTCGGAATGTTGGTGGATATGTAAACTATGACCGAAGTGAATTTTCTTCGCCGTCACCTCTGCTCGGTGGTGATGACAAGAAACTTGAAGAAATTTGGAAGAAGCAATATCCTCTTAAGCCATTTATTGATAAGAGTCAATTCAAGAGCTACGATGAGCTTCAGGCAAGATTGAAGAAGTCTGTCGGTGACGACATTCGTTCTCAATTCACAGAATCCAAGAACATCGAAGATGATGTTGAAGAAACTGTGGTTGACAATGTTGAAGAAAAAGATCCACTTCAGTATTTCTCTGAAATGGATAATGATTGAAAAGGGCCCCGAAAGGGGCTTTTTTTATTTAAACCCAGATAGGGGCGTTTGTAATTTTACTAAGCCTATCGTTAAACACTAAATTTGTTAGAGAGAATGTAGGTCTTTGTTCCGAAAGATCTTTTGGATTTGGTTGATTGTTCATCTTATTTGTTATATCTTCGGAAATTTTATTGACTGCAGGAATTAAATTTTGATCAACTAAAGTTTGTAATTTTTCTGTTCTCTGTGCCAACAGTAAATTTTTATCTCTTTCAATTATCGAAGATTTATCTTCAACATTCGGGCTTATCTTTGGCTGTGCTTCAACAGTTGGTTGATTCTGAGCAGACATCAAAATAGTTTCTGGTGCCTGTATTTCAAGAAAACTGCTTCTAACTTTTTCTGTAGATGATATAAAATTTTCACTTTCTATTAGTGGAGAAAGAATATTAGATTCAGCATCTACGTTTATTTTTAATTCATTATCTGCCATATTGTTGCTCCATCTCTCTTCGCTGTTGCATTAATTTTTCATTGTAATCTGCAACAAGTTTTACATATATTTCTCTCTCCCAAAAATACATATCATCTAAATTATTCAAATTCCATTTTCCGGAATTTATTAAATTAAAATTGGTTACATAATAATCCCTTAAATCAAAAAACTTTAGCGAAAGGTAAAAAAAGTTAGTCTACCAGACACCTCCACTTCTTTACCTTCTTCAAGTAAATTCATATAAAGTTCCGGGTGTTTAATTTTTTCTATTTCATTTAAAAATGAAAGAGGAAGATTATCCACCAATTCTTTAACTTCTTTTGAAACAAATTTTTCTAAATCGTATACTTCGTTTTTAAATGAAATGCTCTCTATTACAGATTTCATATAAGAAATGTTATCATTTTCATCTACGTTTAATAATTTTTTTAAAGTAGGTGTTGTAATGTACAATTGCAATTTTCCACATTCTATGAGTTGATTTTTTATTAGTCCATTTTTAAACTTAACATCATTGATGTTGACTTTTATTGGTTTTCCACCAACAATCAAATTCAATTGTTCTTCAACACTTTTTGATCTTATTTGCAGAAACAAATATTCAGCATCAGCCAAACATAAATTTTCTATATCTTTTAAATCTGTGTTAGTTTTTAAAACATCAATTAAACTCTTAATTGCCAAAGAAGAATTATTTTCTTGAAGAATTATTGATATATTTTTTGCATCCTTAACTCTAAAAGGTGTGAACAAAACTTTATTTTTAGAAAAAGGAAGTTCGCATTCATACCACGGTAAAACAGAATTTATTTTTTCTTTTAAATCGTTCATAATTGAGTATTAGTAAAATTGTGCAGATAATCACGGAAACCGAACAACACACTATATGTCATATAACTGTCATTTTTTAACATGGTCATCATTACTGGTTGTGTTTCTACTGGAAACACCTCGTAGTAAGTTATGCTGCTATTTACATTACCATTTGGATCTAATATGTTTATAACCATTCTTGTATCTTTAATAGCTTCGTCATAATAAGGCAATACGAATGGGTCTCTCCCATCACCACTATTGTTTCTTTTACTAGAAAAAAAATAATTAAACCAATTATTAAAAAAGTTTAATATGTAATTGTCATTCGTTACTGGAAAGGTTATTAGAACTCCATTTCCACCTGCCATCAATTGCTGACTTCTGGGAACAAACCTACCAAAACCAAAACCATTTAAATTATCTTGAGCAAAATTTAAAGTTCTTGGGGCCATGTCAACTTGTTGGGCTTGTATTTCTATTGTTCCGTTATAAGATGGAACGTTAAAAAATGAAACATTAAATCTATTGGTTAGTTGTAAACCACCGTGACGGTCAACATAATCCTTTATTTGTTGAATTGAATTAAAGCTGCTCATTGGCAAAAATCTCTTTTTCTGTTATTATTTTAAATTCCATTCCATGTTTATCGCAGTAAGCCTTTGCAGCTTTCCATTTTGCTTGGTTAATAACCCAAGTAATTTTTTCTTTTTTGGATGCATTTTCTTTTAAATAAGTTTGTTTTTTTGGTTTTACTTCAATCATCCAAGATTTTTCTTTTGATCCATCTGTAAATTTTATTAAAAAGTCTGGAAAATAATTGTGTACTTTTTGATCAATCGGACTCATGTATGGTATTACAACTTCTTCAAAAGACCATTTTTGAACATTATTATTTTCATCGCAAAATTTACAAACATTTCTCTCCCACAGTGAACGACAAGTTATTTTTGTGGCATCGCCAACATACTTTTCAACATTTTTTGGTTTAAAAGTTGTTCTGTAAGCCATATGAATATTTATCATAAATATTTAATATGGCTAGACTTTCCTACCAATATCCTAGCACTTCTCCTTACATTGAAGAACAACCGCTTTGGGTTACATTTTCTGCTTCCGAATATTCTCTAATTAATAAAGACAGAACAAGAGACGGTCTGTGGCAAAGAAGGTTTGCAGAACTTACACTTCCGATGCCAAAAGTTCCAGGATATTCTTTAAAGCACGAATTCGGGGAAGGAACAAATCCTGTTGGACCCGTTCTGTCCATGGGTGCAGTTGCAAATAGTGGTGGTTTTAAAAATTTTGACACTCTCTGGAATCGTATACTGGCCCCAGATGTAGCTGCTACTGAATATATGTATTCCACATCTACTTATAGAAGATTTTCAAATATAAGCGAATATACCATGGTTTCAGAAGCAAGAAGAATATACGCTTTTGATTACATATTTGCACCAAAAAACGATGCGGACAGCATTCAAGTAGAAAATATAATTGGAACTTTTAGAAAATCTTCTTATCCAAATGTGGCCAACGGTTTACCGGAAAGAACATATCCACAAAATTTGTGGACAATTGGAGTTAGTCCCGGTTTTTCCAATAATCCAAATCCAACTGGACCGCGTTCAAATCTGACAGCAAACTGGCTGGGTGAACCACTTCCATGTGTATTGCAATCGATGGTTGTAAAAAAGAACGACGATAGTGACCCCGTTATACGCCTACTTCCTAATGGTTTTTCAAATGTAACCTTATTGGGATTAGTATTTGTAGAGTTTGAAACAGGATCTTATGACTTCAATAGAAATGAACTTTTGTCAAAATCCGAAGTTTCTTTTAAAAGTTTTGGAACAAGTTCAACATAAAAATGAAATATTCAACTAATTTACCAGCAAGAACTTATACAACAACAATAGGAGATTTCAATATAATTGATCTCTGCAGTTATTATACTTTAGATGATACAAACTTTGAAAAAGTAAACATTCCAATTGATAAAAGTCAAACTTTAGTTGAAGCAAGTTATATAAATTTTAGAGATGTTGATGCTATTTGGTTATTTTTGTTTGCGAATAAGAAAATAAATCCCTTTACTTTAACAAAATTAGACGCACCAACTGCTCTTGCAAAGGTTGAAAATTATGAAGATTTGAATATATCTGAAGGTGCTGGAGCCGATGCCATAGGAACTAAGGGTGGTATTTTAATAGAAAAGACAAATAACAGCGGTGTAACATGGGATTACGGATCTACTGGAAATTTTAGTTTAACTGGTGGGTTTGCTTTGATTGATGGAGTAAATTCTTTCACCAAATCAGTATTAATAAAAGAACCTAAATCAAATTTACCAATAACGTTGAGTTCCGGTTATTTTATGCTTAATCGCAGTTCAAATAATTCTTATTCAATTTATAATGCAAGTAAAGATTTAGCAATTTTGAAACAATCCGCAGCAACACAATCTATAACTACTATACAATACGAACTTGCTGAAATAAATTTAAGAAGAACTACTGCTCTTACTTCAAATCTTCCTTACTTAACCAAAGGAAGTAGTTCTGCATATACCCCAGAAGGAACCGGAGTTACATTTTCTTTCGAAGAAGATGTTAAAAATCAAAATATAGATATATTGGGTTACGATTTAAAGAGTGTAAATTATTCTAATTTGTTGCAAGTAAATCA